CGTTTGAACGGCTCACGGCGCGGTATGTGGCGGCCGGGGCGGCGAAGGTCAACTCGATCATCACGTCGATCGATGCCAAGTTGTTCTCGCTCGATGCGACGCCGGTGCCGGATGTGGCGGAGCTCCAAGCCGAAGCCTCGCCGATGCAGATCAATGGGCAACCGGCCATGCGGGATCCGAAGCCGGAAGAACTCGTCCCGCCGAACCCGACCGATCCATTGGCCGCTCCCGCGATGCCGCCAGGGATGTCCCCCGATGCGATGCCGGGGGTGCCGTTGACCACGAAAGACTTGGCCGATGAAGCCGTGTCGATCGCGCATCAGAAGGCGAAGAAGGCCGAACAAATCATCTACGACTGGCAGATCGAAGCGAAGTACCCGAAGCATGTGCGCAAGATGGTGCTGCGGGCGGCGCGGTACGGGACGGGCGTGATGAAAGGGCCGTTCCCGGAGCTGCGGAAGATGCGGGTGGTCTCGAAGCCCGCCGAGAACCGTGTGGTGATGCAATACAAGGAAGTGCTCAAGCCCGCGTTCAAAGCCTTGTCCCCCTGGGACTGTTTCCCGGATCCCGACTGTGGGGAGGACATTCATGAGGGGAGTGGGTTCTTTGAGCGTGATTTTGCGGCCGAAAAGACGGTGCTCGGGCTCACGAAAGAGCCGGGCTATTTTGGACGTGAGATCCTGCAGGCGATTAAAGAAGGACCCCAGAAGCGCGAGCAGCAGAACGAAGGGCCGAATAGTCAGACCTCGCCGCTCAAGGATGGGCGGTTTGAACTCTGGTATTTCACGGGCACGCTGACGCTGGAGGAAGCGAAGGCGATCAATGCGTGCCTGAATCTGCCGGACGAACACAAAGACATTCGCCTCCCACTCAAAGCGATGGTCCCCGTGACCGTCACGATGGTCAATGACCGGATCATCAAGTGCGTGCACACGCCGCTCGATTCAGGACGCTTGCCGTATCGCTTCTTCATCTGGGAGGAGCGCGAGGGCTCGTGCTGGGGGATCGGGGTGGGCGAACAGTGCTTCATGCCGCAAGATATGATCAATGGCGCCTTGCGGGCCATGGCGAACAATGCGGCGGCTGGGGCGCAGATCGTGCTCAATAAACAGCTCATTGTGCCGGCGGATCAGAGCGCCATGGTCTACATGCTGAAGCTGTGGCATCTCTCGCCAGACGCCACGGTCGATGATATCCGCAAGGCCTTCGGCATCTTCGACATTCCGAACGTCACGGACAAAATGATAGCGATTATCATGCACGCCTATCTCGTGGCGGAGAATTCCACGAACATTCCGTTGATCAGCCAAGGGCACAGCGGCAAGACGACGCCAGATACCTATGGCGCGGCGCAATTGCAGGACAACAACGCCAATCAGCTCTTGCGCGATGTGTCGAACCGGTACGACGATTGTGTTGGCGAGCCGAACGTCGAGGATCTCTACGAATGGCTGATGGCCGATCCCGAGATCGACGACAATGCGAAGGGCGACTTTCAGATTTCGGCAAAGGGTGCGGCGTCGATGGCGGAGCGGTACATCCAGGATCAGTGGCTCGCGCAAGAATACCCGATGGTGCAGGATCCGAAGTTCGGAATCAATCCCAAGAAGTGGTACGCGCAGCTGCGGCGGTCCAAACATCTCAACCCCGAAGACGTGCAGTATACCGACGAAGAGCAACAGAAGCTCGCGCAAGTGCCGCCGCCGAAACCGCCGCAAGTGCAGGTGGCGGAGATTCGGGCACAAGTGGACATGGAGAAGGCGAAGGCGCAACACGATAGGGATACTACGTATGTGCAGGCCGAGACGCAGCGCACGCAGAACGAGCACATGGCGCGGATGAAGGAGCTCGAGCAAAAGCTGCAGATTGCGATGCAAGAAGCGCAGATCAAGATGGAACAGATTAAAGCGGACATCGCCGAAACCACGATGAAATTAAAAGTACAACAGACCATCTCCGACGACGATCGTACGGCGAATCAGGTGGCGGAGGCGGGCACGGAGCCCCCGGGCCGCGCGCCAGATGGCAAGGCGTTTGAGCGATGACGGAACCACACCACGACGATCCCTATTGCCGGGGCGCGTGTGCACATTGCGGTGCCGTCGGCGTCCGGGCCATGCGAGGCAACGGGGCGCTGTGGTGTATGTCGTGTTGGGATGCGCGGTATGGCAGCACACTCGACGCGAATGAGGCGATGCTTCGCGCGTCCAAGGCGCGGTATGCCGAGGATTATGGATTGGCGGTGAGGGCAGAGCAGTATCTCACAGATCCGAGGGATCGATGAGCAACTTGACAAATCGAGCCGTTCTCATTACATGAACGAGTATGGAGTGGACACACGCCGATCGGCTCTCCCCGATGGGACAGAAGATCGTGCAATATTTCAAGCAGCGCGAGGCCCTGTTATTGACCGGGCTGCGATCGATCAACAACACCGAAGAGATGACCGCGTTTCAACGGGGGCAGCTCCAAGAAGGGGCGTTGCTCCTCAAACAGTTGAGCGGCGATCCGTCGTCGAGCTCTTGAAGTCGCTGACTGGATTGCAGCGACAAGTGAATGAGGTCAAGAGTCAACTAGAATCCTTAATTCGATAACGCCTCCACGTTCCACGACGAACGTTAAAGGCCACGATGGTGCGGGTTTCGGCTCGCCTGTCGTGGCTTTTTTATTGGGCCGGACTCGACGGAGACGCCGAGGGCCAGAGAGGAAAGGAAACCATGGGCGAAGTTGCTGAAGTCACAGAGACTCCCACCACGGACGATGCCGCGTATGCCGCCTCGTTTGCGGAAGGGTTTACCGGACAGCCGACGGAATCGCCGGTGGCGGAAGACCCCAAGCCCGAGCAGGTGGACAAGGCTGAGGTGACACCTGAGCCGAAGTACGTGCAGCTCACCGAAGAAAAGTACAACCAGATCGAGAAAGTTCTCGGCATGGTGACGAAGCTCGATCAGGGGTTTGGGACGCTGGGGCAGATTCAACAAACGCTCAAGCAAATGCAAGCCGCCGAGAAGGCGGGCTTCGACATGGACGCCATCACAGAAGAGGATTTCGCTGAACTGAAGGCGGAGTTCCCGGAACTCGCGTCGATGTTGACCAAAGGAATGAATCGGGGTGCGAAGAAATTTAAAGTGCCGGCGTCTCAAGCGCCGAGCGTGGACGATACCGATCTCGCAGATCGGGTGAGTCTCAAGCTCGCGGCAAAGCTCTTGGAAGACGACTTTCCGGATTGGCGGGCCATCGTCGGCCCAGCCGGATCGGAGACGCCGTTCCGCAAGTGGGTATCCACGCTCCATGAGGTGGACCAAAAGAAGATCTGGGGCAGCCGGAATCCGCTGTACCTCGCCCAACAATTGACCAAATTTACCGAGGCGACCGCTGCGCCTGCAAAAGTGACTAATGCAGCAGGCAGTGCGCCTCCCACGAAACCACCCGCTCCGGATCGGACCGCGCGCTTGAAGGCGGCCGTCCCTGTCAAAGGGGTCGCGCCGGCCACGACGCCGGCCGACGAGGGCGGATTTAGCTCGGGCTTCGCCGAAGAGTTTAAGGCGATGGGCCTCAAGAGCTGAAAGGATTAAGCCATGCAGCAATATGCAAGTACTGTCGCCCGCATTGGGAAATTCGCCGGGAAGATCCTGGCCCATGCGGTGTGTGAAGAAATCCTCGCGAAGCTGGGGGAGCAGATCCCCATGCCGCAAAACAAGAGCGACCTCATGGTCTGCCGTCGTTGGTTGCCCTACGGCGCCACGGCCACCAGTGCCAGCACCCAGAACCGCTTCTTTCAGAATGCGGACGGGAACCGGGACTTGGCCGTCGTGCAGGCGCACCAGACTCAGGACGGTGTGACCCCGACCCCGGAGACGATCACCCCGGTCGATGTGTCCACGCAGCTCGTGCAGTACTCCTGCTTGTACGGCTACACCGACAAGACGGCGCTCCTGTTCGAAGACGACATCCCGGCCCAAATGAAGATCCAGGTCGGTGAACGGATCGCCTTCGTCAACGAGCTCAAGATCTACGGCGAACTCCGCGCCGGCAGCAATCAGTACTACGGCGGATCGGGCACGTCGATGGCGACGGTGAACGGGCCGATCACCTTGGGCATGCTGCGGAAGATCACGAAGAATCTCGACCTGAACCACGCGAAGCCGGTCAACAAGATGTTGTCGGCCTCCGAGAAGTACGGCACGACCCCGGTGCGGATGGGCTGGGCGGTGTACATCAATCCCGCCATGGCCCCCGATGTCCGGAACCTGCCGGGCTTTGAGGATTGCATCAAGTATGCGTCTGGCTCCCCGATGCCGAATGAACTCGGCAAAGTGGAAGAGTTCCGGTTCATCAAGCATCCCGACCTCCCTCCCGTGCAGAACGCCGGGGCGGCGGTGGGCTCCCTCAATCTCGAATCCACCAGCGGGTCCAGCATCGATGTCTACCCGTTCCTCGTGATCGCGATGGACGCCTTTGCGCAAGTGTCGTTGCGGGGCGAATCCGCCATTAAGCCGACCCATTTGCCGACCGGGCAGAAGGACAAAGCCGATGTCTTCGGACAGCGCGGCTATGTCGGCGCCATGTGGTGGAAGGCGGTCCTCCGGAAGAACGACGGGTGGTACGCCATCGGCAACGTGGGGATCAAGAACCTCGAATAACCACTCACTAGAGAGGGACCTATGATCGGCACGATTACACAATTTCTCTCAGGGGTGGTGGATGGCTCCTCGCGTCTGGCGCTGGGCACCATCCTGCGGGCGATCGGCGATCGCTGTTCGTCCAAGATGCTCAATTCGGCGGGGCTCGTCATTAAGACGAGCTCGAGCGCCCTGGTCAAAACCGGATCGACCGCCTGTCATGCGATCGTGCAAGGCGTGCTCGTGAGCATTGCCGGCTCGACCGACATGGCGGCGTTGTCCGGGACCGTCACGAACGCGAAATTCAACGTCTTCGTTTACTTCATCGACAAGGGCGGCACGAAAACAACCGCGATGGGCGTCGAAGGCGCCACCTTGGCGGCGGTCAAGTTTCCGCCGATTCCGGAAGGGAAGGCGGTGATTGGCTTCACGATTATCAATCCGACCGGGACCGGGGATTTTGTCGGCGGGACCACCGCGATCGACGATGCGACCGTCGTCCCGACGGCCGTGCATGTCAGTGTGGTCGGGGGCTTTGATCCCTCGATCCTGCTCTAAGAAAGGAACGCAACTATGTCTGACGCATTAGCTCAAATTCCCCTGACGCTGTGTACCTCGAAGGTCACGCTTGCGGCAGGGTCCACGACGACTCTCAGCTCCACCGGCACGATCCTCTTCGCCATCGAAGGGAAGGCGTACAGCAAGGCCGCCTTGTCGAACACGGCGACACCGACGACCGATGCCGCCACCGGCTCCGCCTTTGTGGGAGTGGCTGCGAATAAAGGGTCCATCTTTGTGGTGGGGTTGGATAAAGACGGCAACGTGAAAGTCGTACAGGGTCAGATCACAGACCTGGACGCCTCGGGCGCATTCATCACGTCGCCTGGCTTTGGCCCCGTACCGAAGACGGTCTGTCCGATCGGCTACATCGTGATCAAGGTCGGCTCGACCGGGTCCACCTGGACCTTTGGCTCCAGCAACCTGTCCGGCGCGACCGGGCTGACATACACCTTTGTGGATGTCATGACCCTGCCGAGCCGTCCGCAGATCGCATAACGAATGCAGTAGGCAGAGCGGGGGCGACGGTCCCCGCTCCGTGTCGTCACAGGAGGAGCAGCGATGGAAACCGCGACCCCCAGTAAACCGGTGAAACGGCAGGCCAAAGAGATTCTGCCGGACGCTGAAAAGATCGATCAGCCGTCGGACATCAATCTCGGCATGGGCTTTACGCCGTTTGAGCGACCGACGCCGTCCGAGGTGCTCATCGAAAAGAGTCCGTTGCGGATGGACTACGCCGACGAGCTCAAGTTCAACGAGGAACCTGTCAAGATCATGGCGCATGCCTCTGCCGATCCGAACGCCCCGCTCTATGTCGAGGCCTGGGTCAACGGCAAAGGCGTGGAGCAGTGGATCGAGAATATCGGCTGGGTCGAGGTGAAGTTTATCCCCGTGAGCCAGCCCGTCATTGTGAAACGGAAATATCTCGAAGTGTGGCTGCGTGGTCGGGCCGTCAATGTCGTCACGGTCCAGGACAAGGCGGACGGAAGTGAACCGCAGAACTTGCTCCGTCGCACGGTGACAGGGAGTCACACGATTTCGATTCTGGAAGATAAGAACCCGCGTGGTGGGGAATGGGCGCATCGGTTGATGCGGATGACGGCGTCCACCTAATAAGGAGCCTCGATGGCGATTACGGTTCCTGTTGGGACCTCCGAAGGGCAAGCGACCTTCTTGGAGATCTGCCAGCGCACGGTCCAGGAATGCCGGTTGGCGCATGGGGCCACGTTGCTCCCGACCACGGTCTTGAATCAGACCGGGGAGCTGCGGCGTATCGTCGATTGGGTGGCCGAAGCCTGGTTCGAAATTCAATCGCTCCATCCCGACTGGCGCTTTAAGCGGCACACCACCACGTTCGAAACCATCGCTGGGCAAGCCGAATACACGACGCAGGAATGTGGCGTGGACCTCGGGACGTTTGGCCGCTGGGTGATGGACTCGTTTCGCAACTACGAAACCGCCGTCGGGTTTTCGACCGAACAGCATATGTCGGAGATGCCCTACGCGGTGTGGCGGGACACCTATCAGTTCGGCACGATTCGCACGAGTCAAGCCCGCCCGAACGTCGTCACCTGGCTCCCGAACAATGGGCTGGGCCTCGCGTTCACGCCGCCGGCGGGCTACACGATTTTGGGTGACTACTTCACGGCCCCGATCCGCATGGAGGTCGATGAAGATGTCCCGGAGCTCCCGATTTCTCACAGTTTCATGCTCATCGTCTATAAGGCGATGACCTATTACGGCGAAGCCGAATCCGCCTTCGAAGTGCTGTCGCGCGGCGAGAAAGGCTACAGCCGTCTCCTCACGACGCTCGAGCTCGATCAAGCCCCGCAAGCCCACATGGCGGGAGCGCTGTGGTAACCATGCCGATTGCCAGGACGCCGATCAGAACATTGCCTCAAGTGGAGTACGAAACCATCCGCTTTCAGGGCGGGATGGATCAGATGACGCCGACGTTGGATTTGAAGCCCGGCGCGATCGTCGATGCGTTGAATTACGAATGTGCCGTCTCGGGTGGGCATACGCGGCTCAGCGGCTATGAACGCTTTGACGGGCGAGCGAAACCCTCGGATGCGACGTATTCGGTTATGCAGGTGACCGGATTTGTGAACGTCCCATCCGTCGGTGAGACGTTGACCGGGCAAACTACTGGGACGACGGCGACCATCGTTGGCGTGGACCGGGTCAACAATTACATGGCCGTGACCTTGATTGTCGGGACCGGGTTCTCCACCTCGGAAGTGCTGAAGGTCGGGGCGACGCTGATCGGCACGGCGATGGACGTGACGGTCTTCATCGATTCACGAACGAGTGCCCAATACCTCAATGCGGCGGCGGATGTCTATCGCGCCTTGATTGCCGTGGTGCCAGGATCCGGCGCGATTCGCGGCGTCTTCTCAATGGTCAATAGCAACGTGCATGAAGTCTTTGCCTTTCGTGACAACCTCGCGGCCTCGGCCTGTGTGCTTTATAAGGCAGGGCTCTCGGGCTGGACGCAAGTCTCGATGCCGACGGAAGTGAGCTTTACCGTGGGGAGTGTGTCGCCGACCGAAGGCTTGACGATTGTCCAAG